GCGCTATCTGGATCAGGGACAGCAGCAGGCCGAGCGCGATCAGCATGTCGCCCGCTGTCAGTCGGTGATAAAAGTCGAGTAAGTCCATTGGTGTCTCACCTCCCTCCCTTAAGAAGCCGCGAGATGAACCGCGCCTCCCTCGTATACAAAAAAGCGAAGTAGTCCGCGAAACACTCAGCGAAGTACTCCGCCCGATTGCCCGATCCTCTGCCGATCTTACGCCACTCTTTCGATGACGAGTACTTAAGATACTTTCCCATTTTATTATCGTAAGCGTGCCCGAACTCGTGGAAAAGCACCGCCTGCATATCATCGTAGTCTGTAGATGAGTAAAAGTAGATCTCTTTGTCCTCAAAGATCTCGTATCCGAGCGTGTTCTCCAGATCCGCCCCGCCTGTCTTGAGGTACGCCGACCGCCGCAGGAAGTACACGCGCCGCGCCGTCTTCTGTACTTTTCGGGGCAGGAAGCTAATCCATCGTTTGACGGCGCGTACGCGCTTTTTCGGGATTTTGGTGTCATAGATCAGCATTGTCCGCCCGACCTTCACACGCCTGAGCTTGATCTTCCCGCGCTTGACCGCATTGGCAAAATCCGGGTGCGACGCCCCTATGCTCGATGCCGTCCGCGCCGAGGTGGGTACGGACAGCATTACGATGAGCATAAGGGTGAGGAGGATGTATCTGATTGTTTTGGTCATGTCGTTTGTTATAAGTTCCCTTTAAATCATTCCTCTGTCATGGAATGGTATCATAGAAAGAACAATCCAGTCACCATCAATACCGTTTTCGGCACACGAAAGGATAAAAGCATTCAACTTCCTATCAATCTTATGCCTCCATATTACTTTTGCTTGATCAAGATCTGGATCGTCTGCAATGCAGTATCCATCTTCGGATAAGATTAAATAGCCTGATTTATTTTCATTCATTTCTTTTACCCATTCCCTTTAAGTCAGTCACGAGTGCTTATTCACGGATGCCATGTTTGATGCGATATTGCCAGAAAGTGCATAAGACGTGATTCCTGTCATGTCTGGAGAATCAGCAAAGACGCACCCGGTTGCGATAAAGTTAGATATTTCGGAATCACTGATGTCTCCGTCAACATTACACCCGTCAAGCATCAGCGTATTGATGTAACTATTCATAGACTTTGCGATAACGCCAATGCATTTGATATTGCAGTCTCTGACTGTGTAAGCGAGGTTCTCGAACATTGACTCATCCGCAGAGAACGGTGTCCCGGTCACTATGACATTGCGGCAACTGTCAGGGATCTGACAGCCCTGTATGGTTCTCTTCCGCTTCGGAGCCCCTGATAATTTGCTGTTAGACGGTTTTTGATATGTACATGCTTCTGACCAGATATCGACAAGATTGGCAGGCTGTGCCTCGCTTACGAATTTGCAATTCGTCACAATGATGTCTCCGTCATACACACCAGAAACATCCGGCCTGAGTGCGATAAACGGCAAAGCGTCCGCAGATGTCTGCGTCATTAAAAGCAGGCAATTATCGACTGACAAAACGCCATTCCCCACACCATATATTATTGTGTTCAACACGCAGTCTTTGATGGTATTAACGCCGAACTGTGCAAAATGGCAATCCCATCTATTGATATAGCACCGTTCGAATACGCTCACAGTCAGGAATCTACACCCGACAGCGCCCCATGAGCCACTGTCTCCGACCATAATGTCATGAACATGTGCGAACGCAACAGATGAAAGTGCGAGAAAGTACCCGGATGCGGTATCCCTTTGAATCGGGTTGACTCCGCTGATATGGTCAATCTCAATATCTACGCACTCCATGCAGTTGAATATTCCCCAATGAAAAACGGTGACTGCGCTCGTCCCTTCAAGCACAAAGTCGTGAATATGCGTGTTGCTACGTGAACACCTAACAAAGGTGGACATATTTGCCGTATTTGCAGAGACGATCGTCCCATTGCAAACTTCAAATGTGATCGCAGGATATTCGTGTACGTTGTAGCAAACCACTTCCCCGTTTTCGGGGACGATATATAAATCTCCGGTTTCATACTTGCCGTCAGGTGACGCTTTGATGATAGGCGAGCTGTACAGCGGGATCTGTGAATTATCTCCGTATCTGTACCCTAAACACATGTCGGCGTTCCCGTCATCGATTGTATTGAGCGTGAAGATCTTGCCGACCAGAGCGTTGCTTGTGGTCTTCGCTTTGGAGATATCTGATGCGGAAACCGTAATGTCTGACGATGTGTCTGCAATAATGTCAAGTATAGTGCCGTTATCATAATCGGGCATATAAATCTTTGACCCATTAAAGTTGATGCCGCCGAAACCTTTACATTCATGTGTTACAGATCCAGAAAAATGAATATCTGCCCCATCCCATATGATTTTTGAGGATTCACCGGATTGCTTTGCCGCTGTTATTGCGGCATCGAGCAATTGATCGTCATTGTATGACGGATATTCTATTTTGATGTCCGCAATCATTACGTTATGTGGAGAATTGGCTATCAGGTTGCCCCCCGTGCGATATACAGACATTTTATTCACCTCCCAATTCAGCGTAGACAATTTCTTTGATGGCAACGGTGATTTGTTTTTCGGCGTTCGCCTGTGCAAAAATCACGTTGGCCGCCGCATAATTTTGAGACACATTTCCTTCAAACAGTGATTCTCCGTCAATAATCAAATTCTGCGTATTACCACTGAGCCGAACCTCAAAATCATGATATTCCTGTGACTTGTACTGCGTAACAATTGAGTTTTGAGTCGTCCCGACATTATATACGACCACAATACACATATCGTTTTCAACCATTTTGGCGTTGATAAACATCTGCGCGCCTGAGGTTCCGTTTGATAACTGCGGCCTAAAGCCCATATTCATCGCCGTTTCTCCATCTCCGCCCATCATTGCATTAGTATTTTTTGCTTTAATCCGCAAAATGGAGTTAGGTGCTGATGCGTTGACAAATCCGTATCTTCTAAACCAACTGCCTTCCCCAGACTTGATAGGAACGTTGATTTCTAATTCATCACCGGTCACAACTTCTGTGGCCCCAGTAGCGTTTTCCGTAAAATTGATATAGCTCTGTTCAGAGAGTAATCCATCGGATGGGACATACTTCCATGTGTAAGGAATCGCCGATACATTGAACGTTGTGGTTGCCCCCATATAAGATACAATTATCGTATTTGTACCCTCAGACAGGGTTCCGGACAGCCTATAATCGTCATCGTTCAGAATGGTCGTTCCTTCTGATGTGGTTGCGGAAACAACGAGATTTGATTTCAAATCGTTGATGTCGTCTCCGACAAAAACCGTGCCGCTATCAGGACTATAATTCGCCGTCAGTATAATCGGTTCCTCTTCATACAGCGCATTACGCAGGATTGTCAAATATGCTTCACCGTTATCATTCTCCCAAGCAAGGTGCGCGAAACAATTGAGCAGTGCCTCTTTTGCTTCCACCGACAGCCCCGGCACGAACTGCTCAAAATCTGCCTTTAAGTCAGCGATGTCTGCTGTGTTGGTCGCGATCTGCGCGCCCGCGCTCGATACAGATTCCGCCGCGTCCTCTGCCCGATCCGCCGCAGAAGCCGCGTTTGTCGCCGCCTCTGTTGCCGTCTCCGCACCCGCAATGATGGCATTAAGCTCCTTAAGCACACTTTCAGACGCGATCGTGTCCGCGTCCATGGCGGCGCGCTCGACATCGAGAATAAAATTCGCCGTGCTGAGTACCTTCGTGCCCTTTTTAAGCACGAGCTCGTACACGTTTCGTCCCTTCGCCGCGGTCATCTGTTCGCTACCGGCGACTGTGACGGTCTTTGCTGAGACATCAATCGTGGCGTCCGCATCGTATGCGTTGCCGTCCGTCTTCGTGCCGCGGATCATGGCGGTCGTTCCAGACTCCACCGTAAAGTTGCCGGCGGAGGAATACAGTTCAAAAACGAGCGAAAAATCTGAATCGTACTGCCCCAGATGGATGACCAGCGGGACAGCTCCGGGTCTCATATCAATCCTGTTTGTCAGTGTCAGCATTTGCTACTCCCTCCTTAAAACGCTCTACATCGTCGAGCTTCTCCGCTGTCTCCTGCTCCACCATCGATCCAATCAGTGCCTCATGTGCCATCTGATGGAACGTCCCCGCGACAGCATCCATGATGATAGATGCCGTCTCAGGGTCAATCCCATTGGCGCGGCACAGGTCAAGTGCCTGGGCGGCAATCTGCGCCCGGATTACTGTGTATTTTCGTGTGTCCATGCGCCCCTCCGTTAATCTAACTGATGCCACGTATCAGACGAGCCCTGTTTGTAGTACAGATGGCTGTTGAAATATCCGAAATGAATGTGAGGCGAGGAACATGTCACGGCTAAACCCTGATGTGCTCCGCCGTTGATCCACAAATCGTCATTACTCGTGCCGCTGGCATAAAGCCAATCGTAATATGTGTCGAGGCTCGAATTATACTTTTTGACTGTGAAGCCCTTCTCCGCCGCTGATTTGCACTGCAGGGTAAGAGTTCCTGTCGTACGGAAAAGACCATTTGAGTAGAGCTCTAGCCGCGATCCTTGCGTGCTCCCCTGCCATCCCTGTAACCAAATCCCGTTAAAATCTGTGTGATACTGGTTGGAGTAATTTTCATAATAAAAATTGACGTGACCGGCGAAGATCGCGTCTTTGGCCTGCATGGAACCAGAATTTGAGACGGCAAAAAGAATGTTATTACTACTGTCGAGCATCGTGATCGTGCCGTTTTTGATCGTTACCGCGCCGGCATCCGTTACGACGAACTTTCCAGAACCGAGGTTGATCGAACCGCGGGTCATGGAAAACAGGCCGCCGGTCAGATCCCACTTGTTTTTGCCGTCCACAGACTGGATGACGCCGCCGTAAATCACGTTTGCGCTCAACTGACCCGTGTCGATAAAATTGGCGACGAAGTGACCGTCTATTGTCCATGCGGTCGTAAACGGGCCATTGACGCCGTTAGATGAGAAGCCGATGCCGTTCATGTTGATCCGGAGCACGTTCACCGCGGTGGATTCATCCTCCGTGTCCATGATCAGGATTTCGGTCGGCTTTTCGTTGGCATCATATTTGAAAACGACGTGCCCGCCCTGCCCGCCGGTGATCATGCTCGTGGCATAGTCGATAGCGGCCTGCATCATCGAGGTCGTCGGCACTTTGGCAAGCGCCGCGTCCGTCTGCGCGGTGATCACGTCCCCGAAGGAGCTCCGCGGCTCGCCGAGCTCGATCTCGTCGTAGCGATCCAGAAGGACGTTATAGACAGTTTTGATGACCTTAGCGGAGACGTTGACGTCTAGCTCCGGATAGACCACCGTCACCGTGTCGCACAGGTTCACCCTCTCGAGCGGCGCGATCTGGGCGTATTCTTCCGTCTGCCAGAGGGCGACAAAATCAATCTTAATATTCCGCTTCGGGATCCACGACCTGCGTCTGTCGAGGATGGTCTGCGCCTTGCTCTCAAGCTGTGCCACGGTTGGCGCGCTCTGGTACTCTCCGGACAGATCAATGACAACCGTCCGCGTCGGAGACGATACGCCGGTTGCCACGACGACCCCGCCGTAAATGCACTGACCGTCCTCTTCCGATGACAGCCAATACGGCACGACGGAATCATAAACGTCAAGCGTGTCGAGCTCATCGGTGATATCGGTCAGGTTTTTTCCGTAGCGAATCGTCACACCGCTGTCCGTGCCGCGATTCTGCCAGAGCTTGACCTGATATTTGTCGAATTCGTATTCCCCGCCGCCGAAGACGTCCAGAATGGACCCCTCCATGCCGCCGAGAATGGCGCGGGCGCTGACAGGCACGTCCACGCGGAATTCCGCCTCCGTGACCTTGTCCGTCCAATACGTAAAGGGATTGTAGGGCTGCCCCACGTCGCGCATAGCGGAAAGCGCGCTCGCACATGACGTCGCCCTGAAGGGATCCAGAACGATTCCGGATAGCAGATAGGACACATGGTGGGCGTAGAAGGTCGCCACGCCGTTGATAGGTTTGGAAATCCTGTAGATGACGAAGGGCTGAAGGTCGCCGGTCTCATTGTGCGGGCACGTGATCACGCAGCCGTTCTTGATCTGTTCGTAGAGCTTGCCGCCGATCGGGTAAGTGAACTGACATTCGTAGCCGCCGTTCCGCTCTTCAGTGACTTTGCAGGAAGTGCACTCCGTAAGTCGGCCGAGCCCCTCCGTCACATATTCAAATGCGTCCGCCGCGTATAACTTTGGTATCATATTCTCCACCACCTCGGTGTGATCGTCACGCCGGTAATCGACCCGTTCCATGTGATGCCCGTCGTGCCCGCGGATAGCTCCGGAAAGTCAGCCCCCAGCACAACCTTAGTGCCGGCACTCTGGGTGCCGTAAAAGCACTCCATGGTTTCGCTGTCGATATCGACATATGGGAAGCCGCTGCTGATTGCGATCCTCTGGGAACCGATATACAGCTCTCCGTAGCCGGTCACCCTGATCATGGGCTTCGCCGGGTACAGGGTCGGGTTCAGAAGCTCCCCACCGTTCGTGACCACCCTCGCAACCGCTCCGTCCTTCAGAAACCGGCGCGGGTCTCTGCGGAATCTCAGCGTAAAGGACCCGGCGATTGCCCGCGGCGCGACATCGACTTCTAGACCGTCCATGTAACGTGCATTGTAAAATTCGTCGGGATTGTAGTCATCTGTTAGGGTGTGGTATCCCGGCGATGCAAGCAGAGCATTCCGGAGCCCTTGGATGTTGACCGGAAAGTCTTCCGCGATGAAACACGGATATTCATGTTCCACCTCTTCGAACGCGCCCTCATCGATCGTGAGGACGCCATTCCGCCCCGGTACAGTCAGCGGCGTATAGCGACGGGCGGGAGCGCTGTACATGCCCCCGCCTTTTGCCCATACGCCATAGTCTTTAATTTTGATGCCGTTGTAGACTATTGTCCCCCGGCTTATCTCGTATTTCATGCAATCCCCCATACGCTCTGTGCCTGCCTCATCTGCAGGCTGAGCACGTCG